AAATCTATAACAGAACCTGCTATAATAAAAGCTTGTAATTATGTATTTCAATTTTATACTTTAGATGAAGTAAAAACTTCATATCATGAAATATCGGCTTTAATTGCAGAACTTATATTTAAGGAATTACAAGATAAAGATTTTAAAATATATAATTTTACTTATAAAATTTTATAATAAGTTGTTATAATATATGAGTAAGATAGTTCAATCGGAATAAGAATACCTCGACGGAGGAGATAAGGTTCGAATCCTTAATTACTCTTTACCTTAGAATATTAGGATTACAATTAATATTCAAATCAACTAAAATAAGATAAGAACTTATATACTCATAGTTAATCTTATTAAAAATCATGTAGATATATATAACAGCGAATGAGTACGGAGTATGTTATATGAAGGTAATGTCCATTCTACAGAAGGTTATGATTAGTTGTTTTAAACCTTCAATAGGCCTATACTAAAGATTAAAGTATTCCAATTTATATAAAATTTTTCATTTTAAGTTCGAGAGTTTATATTTTTTCTTTCGGGCTTTTTTTATGTTACATAGTTTTTAAGATTTTTGAACGTAAAATAATAATAGAGTTAATCAAAGATATTGGTTTGTCTCATATATTTTAGATTAACTCTGTTTTTATAGTTTAATCATATAAATTATTATCTTTACTATAAAAACTTGTTAAAACTATGATTTTGTGTAAATTAACAATATATATGAAAGGAAGGTAAAGATATTATGCCTAGACGTAAAAAAGTTAAAGAGGAAGAAATCATTGAAGAGGTTAAGGAAGAAGTTGTAGAAACTATAGAAGAACCTATTCAAGAAGAAGTTGCTACTGAAGAAATAACAGAAACAGTTGAAGAAGAAAAAGAAGAAATTATTGAAGAACCAAAAATTGAAGTTAAAAAAGAAGAAAAACTTCAAGATAAAAAAGAAACTAAAAAATCAGTTTCAACTTTAGCTCAATTTTTGTTCTAAATCAGGTAAAATATTATTAGGAATAGTAATATTCCTCGAGGTAGATGATATTACTAAATATCTCTTTTAAACTCTTTACTGTTCAATTACTAATCAATTACCGATCAATTACCGATCAATATTTGAACAGTATTGAACAGTTACTCAGAAATTATAAGAGATAGACAGATTCAAACACTGTCAAAAATTTTAAAAAGGAGGTATGTTATAATGACAAAAGACTTTTCAATGCCAAAAACAGTTACTCTTACAAATGAAGGAACAGCAGATGTTGCTTTCAGATATTTTAGAGTTAACTTTGTAGAAGTTTTAAAACCAGAAGATGTTGTTAAATTAACAGCTGCATCTTCAGAAGAAGCTGCTTACTATGCTGCTCTAGCTGATGAAGCTAAAGGTTTAAAAGTAGAAGTTGAAGCAGGTGAATAATTTTTGATATTAAGAATATAAATAAATCTTAATATATTTGAGGGCTATTTTGATATACCAAGTCTGTATATCTACCTCACAGATACTAGTATTTAGAATAGCCTTCAACTTTATTATTAAATAGAAAGGTAGAAATAATAATGAAAGATATAGTTATCAATGAAAATTCTGTAATTATTTTAGAAAATAAAGGTACAGAAGATGTTTCTTTTAGATATTTTGGAGTTAACTTTGTAGAAATATTAGCTCCTGAAGATAAAGTTATATTAACACCTTCATCTTCTGAAGCAGCTGCTTATTATTTAGCACTAGCTGATGAAGCTAAAGGATTAGATGTAACTCAATCTGAATCAAATTCTAGTTCTGATGTAGAACCAGAACCAGAACCTACTCCAGAGCCAGATCCTGAAGAGCCTGTTGAAGGATAATAAAAAATAATAGGAGGATATAAGAATGGCAGATAAAGAAGAATTAGATCCTATATTTAATGACCAAGATCTTGTAAAACCTCGTTCTTATCCTCGTATGAAGAAAAGAATGAAAAAGATTGTTCAATATATTGAAAATCAATTAGGAGCTCAAGTACTTGATCTTGAATTAAATCCTGAACAAATTAAACAGATAGTTGAACAAGCTTTCGAAGAATTAGTACATTACATGACTGATTTATATCAGGTAACAGTTCCATATGCCCAATGTATAGATCTTTCAAAATATAATATTGATTCTATTGAATCTGTTTGGAGAGGTTCAGATAGTGTTTTAACAGGAGTTCCTTTTCAAATGCCTGCTATTGATTTAATGAATGTAACAGGAATGTATAATATGGAAGAATATATGAATGCAATAGCTGTCAAGAGAAATCTTAATATACTTGCAACTGATATGGAATTTCAATGGGATAAACCAAATAGAAAATTATATGTTTATGCTAATCCTAATATACCAAGTTATGTAACTGTTAATTTTAAACCTGAATATTATTCAGTTGAAGATATCAGAGAGCAATATTGGGAAACTCAACTTAGAAAATTAGCTTTAGGAATGACTAAAGTTATATTAGGAAGAATAAGAAGTAAATATACTTCTAGATCTTCAAAATTTGAGTTAGATGGACAAACATTGCTAGCTGAAGGAAATGCTGAAATTCAAGCAGTTCGAGAGCATTTAGATAGTAATAAAGATATTTTCACAGTGTTAAATTAAAATATTATTAAATAAATGAAAGGAGAAAAGTATTATGAATTTAACAGAAGCAACAATGTTAGCAATTCAAGGAAAATTAAAACTTGATGAGTCTAAAGAAATTAAAAAAGAATCAATTGATGTTTCAGTAGATGATAATGGTGCTACTATTGTTGAAACTCCTGAAGCAACAGTAATTGTTACAGATACTCAAGATGTTACAGAAGCTCCTGCAGAAGAAGTTATAGTAGCAGAAGTACCTGAAGAAGGAGAAACAGTTGTAGAATTACCTGTTGAAGGGGATGAAACAATAATTCCTGAAGAGATTGTAGAACCAGAAGCTGCTGAAGAAACACCTACAATAGATGAAATAGTAGATGGAGAAACAGAAGCAGATGAGGAAGATTTAGAAGAATCTAAAAAACCATGCGAAAATTGTGGTAAAGAAGTTTGTGAATGTGAAAAAATAGAAGAAAATGTAGAAAAAGTAGAAGAAGAAAAAGAAGTTATTGAAGAAGAAATATGTGATGATTTCAAAAAAGCTTCAGATTTATTAGCTAAAATATATGATGCTAATATTTCAGATGAAGATAGAGAAGAAGCTAGAAAAGCATTAAAAGATATAATTGAATGTAAAAAAGTAGAAGAAAATGTAGAAATAGAAGTTTCAGAAGATGGTAAAGAAATAGAAGTTACTACTGATGAAGATGAAAATGTAGAAGTAGTAGATGAAACTGAAGAACCAGAAACATCTGAAGAAGAAGCATCTGAAGAAGAAGTATCTGAAGAAGAAGCATCTGATGAAGAATCTGAAGATACTGAAATTATAGAAGTTCCAGAAGAAGAAACAGCTGTAGAAGAGGAAGAAGATGACTCAGAATTTATAGAAGAATCATTTGAAAAAGCTTTAACAGAATATTATAAAGAAAATACTAAATCTATAAAAGGATATAAAGTAGAAAATATAACAAAAACTGAAGAAGGTCTTAAAATAGAAGGAATTTTAATTAATAAACTTGACAAATCAATTAAAACTGAATTAAAAGCTACTAAAGTTCAAGAAGGAAAATTCTATACAAGATATGATATAGCTAATATAAAAGGTTTATTAGAGAGTAAAACTACTACAACAGGTAATTTAATAACTAAAATAACTAAGGAAAATAAACTAGAATGTGCTAGTATTACTAACAAGAAATTAGTAAAATAATTAATAGAAAGGAGATAGTAAAATGGCTTTTATAGAAATTACAACAAATAACTTATCTAAAGAATTAAGAAATGCCGCTACATTTATAGATAATTGGGCTTATGTACCTGGAACATCTATAACTGGTGATTATACTAAAGTATATGCTTTTACTTCTTTAGATGACTTTAAAAAAGTTTGTGGTACAAGAGGACCTGAAGGATCACCTACATTTAATTATGTATCTGGATTATTAAATTCTGGAATACCAGTATTATTCAGAAGAATTGCTTGTATAGATCAAGATGGTGAAGGAGAAACTAAAGGTGTAGTACCTGCTTTTCATATTTTTACAACATCAGGAGCTGATCCAATTAATTTATTAAGAATAGAAGAGAAATTTGGAGGAACTTTTGGAAATGATATGAATATTACTTTGAAAATTACAACTAATGCATATTGGTTAGAAGTATATTTAAAAGCTACACTAATAGAAAAACATAAATTATTCAAAATACCTACATTTCCAGTAGAAACTTCTGAGAATGATAAACAAATAGAAATTAATAGATTATTAATAGAAACTTTAAGCGATCCTGCATTTAATTCAAATTTAGAGAGAATAAATGTAACAGTTTTAAATACAGATCCTACAGAATTTAATTTACCTGCAATAAGAAATCAATATCTTCATGATGGACAAGATTTTGATGAGAATAATGTAAGAGCTTCAATTCCAGCTACTTATAAATTCATAGAAGATAAAGTTTTATTTCAACCTAAATTTATAACATCTGGAGGATATACAGATTTAAATATGGATGAAAATAAAGATATAGCTACAGCTATGATAAATCTTTCATTAAAGAGACAAGATTGTAGAGCTCTTGTAGATTTACCTTTAGGAACAGATGCTTCTGAACAACAAGATTTAGCTGAATCAATAGGATATCAACAATTAAGTGATGGACAATTGATACCAAGTGCTAGTATATGTTCACCTTGGGCTTGGATGCAAATAGGTACTGAACAAGCTTGGATGCCACCTTCATATATATACTTAACAGTAGTAGGAAGATCATTAAGTAAAGGTGGATCAGTATATACACCAAAAGCAGGTATAACTAACGGACAAGTAACTAATATTATAAGACCTGAATTTGAAATAGGATCTGATTTAGCTGAAAAATGGCAATCAGATACTAGAATTAATATAAATCCTATAATGAAAATGCATAATTCAGGAAAATATGTAATAGCTGGAAATAGTACATTATTATTACCAGAAACAGAGTATGGTGAAATTAATGCATTCCAAGAATCAAGTATAGATTTGACAGTTATAGAAATTAGAAGATTTGTTTATAATTTAGGTACTGAACTTCAATATCAATATAATAATGCAGATGCATTTGAGAATTTCTCATTAAGAACTTCAGAATTTCTTGATAAAATGACTTCAGAAGGAGCTGTACAAGATTATGAAATCTTTAATATAAGTTCTAATGAAGATCCAAGAACATTGAAAATTCAATTAAACGTATATGTAACACCTACAATTAAGAAAATACAAATTAATCTTAATGTTGCATATGGAAGTGTAGAATTAGTAGGAGGTGAAAGATAATGGGTGCAATATTTGATAACAGTTCTGAATTTGATAGCTTAAAAAACAGTAATGAAAATTATTTAGGAACAACTTATATATTAAATCATAAAGCTGATTTTGAACCTGGTAGATCTTCAGATTTTATTTTAAAAATAAAATTTAAAAGAGATCTATATGATATGAATGGAAGATATGTATGTGGTAAAGATGAAGCTACAGAAGCTTTAGCATTATCTTTAAGAGATTATGCAGGACCTCAACTTTCTGTTGATCCTATATCAATTAAAACAGGTAATGGTACAGTTCATTATGCTGGATCTCCAAACGTAGGTACTTCATCAATAACATTTAATGATTATATAGGAATGTTAACTGAACAAATATTACTTGCATGGTATTCAATGGCTCATAATATAACAAACGATAAGATAGGATTCAAAGAATATTATGCCCAAGATGGTTTACTATATAAATGGGCTCCTAATGGAACAAGACAAATTTCTTGGAAATTATGGGGATGTTGGATTAATGAATATAATCAAGGACAATTTAGTAGATATCAACCAGATCAAAGATTATTCCAAACAACAATCTATTATGATAAACCTACACCATTTTCTACTCCATCTTATGATAAATGGAGAGTTACAGGAGAAAATAATGATACTAATAGATTCTATACAGATCATATTAATGAAGGATATATTGGTACATTATCTAAGGAGCAAACAAGAGGTTAATATAAAGAGGCTAAAAAAGCCTCTTTTCTTTATCTCGTAAAATATTAATAGAAAGAAGATATCTTTGGAGGTAGAGAAATTGAGTTATAATAACTTAGAAATGCTTTCTAAATTAAGTGATTCAGAAAAAGCAAAAGTTAATGAAATATTACTAGAAGTCTCTAAAAAAGGTAAGTCTTCTCAATTAACTGATATTTATTATGAAGACTATGATGAAATACCTGTTGATTTAGAGACTTTTTTAACGTCTGAACAATATTTAGGAAACTATACAAATAAAGGAAAAGATATATATCCTACATGGAAAAATGAATTAAAATATGTTCATAACCCCGCTAATGCAATAGATCAATGGGCTATTACTGGATCTATAGGTACTCGGAAAAACAATGTGTGTTGTTTTTAGTTTATGTTATGATTTATATAAAATAATGTGTTTAAAAGATCCTTCAAGATTTTACGGTTTAGGTGAAGATACAATATATCTATTTTTCTTTAACTTAACTTTAAAATTATCTGAAAGAACAGCTTATGGTAGATTTCAAAGAGCTTTACAAAGTAGTCCTTGGTTTATGGAAAGAGGTACTGTATCAGGAAAGAAATACTTAGAATATTTACCTCATAAAAATATTAGATTTGCAATGGGTTCTAACTTAGAACATGCTTTAGGTTCTGCTTGTATGTTTGCAATAATGGATGAGATGTCTTTTGGTAAAAATGATGATGCTAATTATCAATTATCAAAGATGATGGAAATATATAATCAGATACATGCTCGTCTTGGTTCTCGTTTTACACAAGGTGGTATAGTTCAAGGTAGAATGTATCTAGTATCTTCTGCTAAAGCTACTAATGCTGTTTTAGAATCATTTATTAGAGATAATGAATCTCAACCTGGTATGCATGTATCTAGATATAAACAATGGGAAGTTTTACCTGCAGATAGATGGTCTGGTAAATGGTTTAAACTTGCAGTCGGTAATGATTTGTTACCAAGTTATATAATTGGAGAAAATCCTGATCCTGAAGTTGTAGAAAATGCTGAAAGACATGGGTATCAAATAATGGATGTACCACTTGAAAAGAAACATGATTTTGAAGTAGATTTAAACAGAGCTTTAATAGACTTAGCTGGTATTGCATTGCAAAGTGCCTACAAATATATTCAATATAATATATTGTCACAAAATTTTAAAATAACTAATATAAATCCATTTTTAAAAGAAATAATAGAAACTGGTATGTATGATGCATATCAAATAAAAGACTTTTTTAAACCAGAACTGGTACCTGAAATATTATATACTAAGAAAATATTTATTCATCGGCGATTTATCAAAAAATGGAGATAGAACTGGATTAAGTGCTGCTGCTGTACTTGGATATAAAGATCAAACTAGATACAATGATGAAGGTAATGTAATGCCTTTAAGAGAAATAGTTTATAAACATATATTTACAATAGGTATTCAAGCTCCACCTAATTCAGAAATATATTTTCAAAAAATAAGAGACTTTATACATTATCTAAAATATACATGTGGTTGGAATATACAAGGAGTTAGTTTCGATGGTTTTAATAGTGTTGATATGAGACAACAAATGGAATTAGATGGATTTAAATCAACTATTGTATCATTAGATAGAGATGATAAAGGGTATAATACATTTAGAACAGCTCTTGCAGAAAAGAGAATTTCTATGATAGATTTACCAATGTTAACAAAAGAAATAACTGCTTTAGAAAGAAATGCAAATACTGGAAAAATAGATCACCCTCCTCAATCAGTTTCACATGATGCTGAAGGTAGAGTTATTAAATCTGTAGGAAAAGATGAAGCGGATAGTTTATGTGGTGCTATATATAATGCAAGTATTTCTGTAGATATGAAAACATTAGATCATATGGAAAGTGTTACTATAGCTGATCCTAACACTACTTTAAGTAACTCTCAAAATGTGGCAGATTTAATGTTTGGATTTACACAAGGACCTAATGGTGTAATACAACAAATTCAGCAAGATGATAGAGACCCTGAAGAAGTTATTTCAGAGGCTATAAATAAACAAGTTAAAGAAAATCAAGAGATATTAAAAAAGATTAAAAAAGATAATCAGAATACTAAACTATCTGATCAAGAATTATTAGATATGTATAATGAATTTAATGATGGAGGATTTGTTATATTTTAAGATGTTATAAAATATAGTAAAATATTAAAGAATTTAATTTTGGAGGTAGGAAATTATGAGTGAAGAAAAAACAACTATGGAAAAAGAAAAATCAATATTACCAGATATCACAAATATCAAAACTCAAGAAACATTTACTTTACCTAGTAAAGGTTTAGTATATGATAAAACAGATGGTATCGGTTCTAGTATTACTTTAAGGAGAATGACGACTAAAGAAGATAAATTAAGAATGAGAAATGAATCTGAAGATAAAATAAGAAGAGATATTTTACAAGCTTGTATTTTAGATGAAGGAGTTAATGCAGGTAAACTTAAACTTGCTGACGCTAATTTTCTATTATTTAAATTAAGAGTAATAAGTTTATTAGATGATACTTATAAATTACAATTAGTTTGTCCTAATTGCAGTTCTGAATTTATTCATGAAGTTAATTTATCTGATTTAAATATAAATTATATGACTAAAGAAAAAATAAAAAATATGGAAATTATATTACCTTTATCTCAAGTTAAAATAGGTCTAAAATTACCTTGTTTAGATGATATTATTAAGATGAGTGATAAATTAAAAGAATATTTTAATAAATTTCCTAATGTTGATAGATCAGAAGCTATATATACTACATCAGCTATGTTATATATTAAAGATGTAAATGGTCAAACTATGATGAATGAAGAATTAGAAGATTGGTTAGATAATATGGATATTATTGATAATAGAGCATTTAGAAAGAAATTGTCTGAAATTGATGATATATTTGGTATAAATACTGATATGAAATGTGAATGTCCTAATTGTAATTCAGTAGTTAACCATGGATTACCTATAACAAGTGAATTATTCAATCCCAGTTTATAGAAGAGAATTAAAAAAAGAGGAAATTCTCTTCATTAAAGGTGATTTAAATGCTATATTAGATCAGCAAATAATGATAAGTCAATTATCAAATGGAATAACTTATCAAGATACTGAAAATATGGATGAATATGAAAGATCTTACATATTTAGCAAATTAGTAAGAATGAAACAAGATGAAATAGAAGCTAAACAAAAAGCTTATGATGAAATGAAACAAAAAACTAGAGGTTAAATTCCTCTAGTTTTATTTAATTTTCTTTCAATTCTTGCTTGTCTGGCTTTTTCTTTATTTCTTCTTAATTTTCTTTCTTGATTATCTTTCTTAATTATTTTAATTATATGAATTAATCCTTGTAACACAGGACATACTAAACCTGCTAATAAAATTTTAATACCTTGTTCTGTTCCATCTCCCATTGTTAAGAACGTCATTATAAATCCTAATGCTATTGGTATAATTGAAAGTAATGATAATAATCCTAATATACTAATATCTTCTGATGATGAATATCTATAATTTGTATTATAAGTATTTCCTGTTAATAATCTATTTTGCTGTTCTAATAATTCATTTTGTCTTTCTTGAGCTCTAGCTAAATCCCATGTATTTTGAGCATCCACTAATTCTCCCCAACTATAATCTTTATATCTTGAATCAATCCATCCAGGTCTACTATTTCTCATATCGATCATCTCCTTTCAAATAACAATACATACTCTTCTTATATATATTATATCATATTTTTTAAAAAATGGAACGGGGTTTATAAAAAATTTTAAACTTTTTAACCATGTAAAATATTATTAGAAATAATGAAATTAAGGAGTAATTATATATGCCTATAAGAAAACAAAATGTAGATGCTTTTGGTAAATCTTGGAGCCCTATAGATTTACCAAATTTAGAAAGAGCAGTTAAATTATATGAACGCTTAAATTACCTACAAGATCATTTTGCAGGTTCTTTAAGTGGTACTAATAAAATAATGTCTCAGATAAATGAACAAGCTGAAATTAAAGAAGAATACAAAAATTAGGTATAAAACATAATGAACAAGAACTAAAACAAATAATTCAATTAATTCAACAGCGTCAAAATGAAAATAGATTAATGAATACAAGTTATAGAGGATCTACTTCAGGTGTAATTAATTATCATCCTACTCAAAGTTCATATGGTCCTGCTATAAATTATTATAAACCTTCAAATGTTAATGGACAAGTGAATAGCAGTAATTTAGGAAACGCTGTAGCTACTAGTATTATGAATAGAAGAATGATTCAAAGCGAAATGGATCGTATGAGAGCTGCTGGATCTATTATGTCTGAGACTTCTTTAAGAAGAGCCGCTCAAATAAATGTTCAAAATGGAAATGCGGTTATGACAAGTGAATTAAAAAATTTCGGTAGTAAAATGGATACTGTCGGTAGTGTTTTTCAAGTTGCTGTTAATACATTTTCTAAAGCTGTTAATGTGTTTAGTGGTTTATTCTTTAAAGGATTAAATAATCAGGCTAGGGTGTATGAGGATACTTTTACTAATATATCAGTTAGAACAGGTACTACTAGAGGAAGATACTTTAGTGAACAAACAGGTATGGCATCTAGATTATATTCATCTGGTTTAGCTGGAAATATTGCTAATTCAGAAGTTCAACAAATGTGGAATAAATTAGCTGAAACAGGTATGGGACAAGAAAAGATATTTGCAAATGCCTTAGAAACTGTTTTAACACAAAAAATTGTTCCTTATTTAGATGCTTCAGATAAATATTTTCAGCAATTATATAATGAAAACCCTAATTTAATGAAACAAATTAGAGGAATAGGAAGAGCTACTAATGAATTAGAAGGATCTTCTGAAGTTGTAACTGAGCATTTACAAGATTTAATAAAAGATGTATCTCCACTAGCTACTTTAGCTAATCAAGAATTAGGTGTTCAATTAGCTAAATCAACCGGTATGTATCAAAATTTACGAAAACAAGGAATGACAGATTATGAAATTAGACAATACATGGGAAGTACATATCAAGTATATACAGATCCTTTAGCTGCTTTGAAAAGTGGTAATATAGATCAAGCTTTAGCTGTAGTTAATATGCTAGGTAATCATGCTGATATGGATGATTATGGTGTTAATACTGAGTACTTATTAAGATCTTCAAATTGGGTATCTAACTTAATACCTGAATATGCTAATGGACAATCAAAACTATTATCTGGAGTATTACCTTCAAGTGTAGATAATATTACACGACATCGTGCTAATATGAAGAATTATGATATTGAAGCAGCTGCTGCTGCTGGAGAAGCTATTGCCGAAAACTTAGATTTATTTGGAGAAAAAGCTACAAGTGATTATGTAAATGATGTTAATAATACTTTAAAACAAATTCAATCAAATGAATTAGAAAATCTTTCTACATGGCTTGCAGCAATTTATGAACAGATAGGTTATTGGGGAGATATTGTATCTGTATTATTAAAAGGTATAGCTGGAGTAGTAGGAGCTAAAGTAATTGGTGGAATTGGTAAAAAGATCTTAGGTCTGGGAGGAGCTTCAGGTGCTGGAAAAGTAGGTCTAGGAGCTAAAATAGGAGCTAATCTATCTGGTGCTGGTATGACTGGATTAGGAGCTGCTGCCGGTATTGCTGGTGGAGCTGCTGGTATTGCTGCTGGAGTTTATGGTATAAATAAAGGAAATCAGCAATGGGCTGAAGCTAGAAAAGGTTATAATGATTCTGCATTGCAAGCCGGAATGGGAACAGCAAATCAACTTGGTGGAGCTGCTGCGATTGCTGGTGGAACTATAACAGCAGGTGTTGCTGTAGGAGCTGCAACAGGTTTAATTGGAGCAGGAGCTGCTAATGCTTGGAATCCTGTTGGATGGGGACTTTTAATTGCAGGTGGAGTAGCTTTATTAGGAGCTGCTATAGCAGAATCTATGGATCATGCTACAGATGCTAATAAAATGTTTGATGAACTTCAAGAACAAACTAATCAAGAATTTAGACAGAAAAAACTACAATTTGAACAAGAAATGCAAACTTATTATAATTATCAAGCGGCTATTGATCAAACTACCGATGTAGAGACAGCTAAGAGATTAGCAATACAAGCTGGTATAGCTACTGAAGAAGAATTATCTGATAGTAAATATGATGAAATAGATGCTGTTAAAGATTTAGTAGCAGAATTTATTAATCAAAAACGTAAACTTAGTGAAGATACTTTAGGAACAGCTCAAGCTTTAAAAACTGTATTAAATAAAGAAAAATCTGAATTTACTGCAGATTTTTTAAATAAGTTTGTAGGAAACAAATATAATATTCAAAGTGGGGATGATACATGGGCTGTTAATAAATACGGACAACAAATACAAGCTATGGCTTATGATTATCTAAACCAAGGATTAATTGAAGATAAAGGTAATGGAAAATATGAAGGTCAAAAAGATAATGAGGTAGCAAAACATTTAGCTTGGATGATGGAAAAAGGATTATTATATCATGATTATACTGATGGTAATTTAACATATGATGATTATGATATACTTTTCACAATGGGTAATTCTAAAGATAGAAGAACTGTTGGATATGCTATGTTAAATAATGATTCTTATAGAAATAATATTTTGTCTAGTGAAAGTGCTAGAAAAATATTTGGATATAAATACGGATTTAGATCAGATGCAAACGGAAGTCAAGCAGAACAATTATTGAGTGGACTATTTGCTGCATCTGCTGATGGAGATAAAGAAGCTGTACAAAAATATGTAGATCAATTAAAATTATTAGGATATAAAGCATCAGATTTTGGAAGTTCTCAAAATACTTTATTAAATGCTTTGCACAATGTTGGTATTGAATCTTATAGATCTGGTTTATCTTATGTTCCTTATGATGATTATATAGCTAATCTACATGAAGGTGAGGCTGTTATTACTGCTGCTACAGCTAATGAATTAAGAAATTTAATAGTAGAATATCGTGAATCTCAACAAATAAATACTTCATTAGATACAATAATTCAAAATCAAACAATCACTTTAGTAAATAAAATTGATGAAGTAATTAAAGTTATGCAAAATGATAGTTTATTTCCAGCTACAGCTGAAAATACTAAATTAAAAAATATGTTTAATAATATGAGATATATGAGAACAACTAAATCATTTAATCAATAGTACATTTAAGATAGGTTAATATTTATAACCTATCTTATATTATACTTAAAAATAAGATATTTAAAATATTGTAAAATATTAATAGTAAAAATATTGTGAAATATATTATAGATATATAATTTATTGACTTAGATATAAAAACATGAAATAACTATAATTATGTCGCAAATAACACTATATTTAGGAGTTAAATATAATATGAATATAAGATATGGAATGGATAATTTTTATACTAGATATTTAAAAAGATTTTTACATCAAGAGTTAAAACAGGATAGTAATAATATACTAGGTAAATTTGATAAAGATGATTTACATCAACTAGTTAATTATTTAAATCTTCCTAATGTTAAAAATATGTTTGATGTGCAAAAAGAAATAATTGAAGAATTTCCTATATTAGGAACTAGATTCGTAGCTGGATTAAAAGATAATGAAATTATTTTTAAATCTAAAGAGATAGCTGAACAAGATAGTAAATTCCTAACTTCAAATTTAAAGAAAATACAAGAATTTTGTAAATCAGTAGGATGGCAAGTATCAGATGTAAATGAATGGATTGATACTTCAAAAGATTTAAATAGTGATGGGGATGTAAATAATCTAGAAATAAATATTATGCATAATATTCTTTTTAATGGTCAAGTATATGAAGAATCTATTATGAAAAAAGCTGATATTAATTTAGATGGAAAAATAGATTCTGATGATTTAAAAATATTAGATGATTATTTATTAAATGCTAAATTATATATAACTATAAAACAAAGTGATAGAAAAAATTATTTTCCTAATAAAGATATGTTAATTTTTTTAAATCAATTTGATGGTACTTTCTTATATGATTATGCTATTCGTGATCAGTTAGGTATAGATGATAAACCTCATCCTAATGCTGAAAAATTATATAAAATAGCTTTATATAAATGTTATCCAGGACAAAAAGTAACTATATCTCATGATTTTAATCAATCAGTGCATATGGTTATAGGAAGTTCTCCTGCAACATTAAGGCAAAATATACCTGGATTTATGTTAAGTAATGTTAAAGAAATAGATTTATTAAATGGATCAGGATATCAATATACTTGTTCTAGTGTAAAGGATCAGACAGGTTATGATGCTCATTGGTTATGTATTCAAGTTCCTTCTGATTATGGTAATTTAAGTGTAGATAAAGAAATTACTACATCAATTAGATTAGGAGATATTAATTTAGATAGTCAAGTAAATTTACAGGATTATCATTTACTAGCTAAATATACAGCTTACGGTCCTGGCTCTGAAGAATTACATTGGACACCTACTCGTAGACAGCTAGCTGCTATGGATTTAAATGGTGATGGAATAATTGATATGCATGATGTACAAATTTTTCAAGATTATTTACATGGATATATTCCTGATCTAGGTTGGGCGCCTTATACATATATTATAAAAGCTGATATTACAAATAGTAAAAATGTTAATAATTTACTAATTATAGATGGTCATTACTACGAAGATGACTTTTGTACTAAAGGAGATGTAAATATTCCTTTTGGAGATTTTTTAACTAATGAATGGGTAATTCATGAAAAATTTTTCAATTATTTATTAGGAATAGCTGTTCAACCTTATAGTGATTCTTATAATATAACTTATATGCAAGAATTATTAAAAGAAGTTTATCCTGAATATACTTATGATGAGAATTATTTTTATCCAGGTATTTATAATGAAAATATGAGAGATTTAGTTAAAAAATTTCAAATTTATCATTATGATTATTATTACGGAGATTTAAATAAAGATAATAAATTAGATGAAGTAGATTTATTATTATTACGTGAATATTTAGATGATCCTAAACATCAGCTGTATGAACAAGATCCTACTCGTTATGAAGATAGTGATTTACTATCAGAAATTCAAAAAGCTAGAGCTGATATTAATAGAGACAATCATATTAATGAGAGAGATTATGAAATTTTAGAAAGTATGGTAAATGATCCTAATATAAGCTTAAAAAATTATCATATAGCTTTTAACATAGGTTATATTGATGTTCAAACTGAAGCTTTATTAGAACAGGAATATAATACAGCAGGAAATATTTCGGAGGTGAGTAAATAATGCCTAATAAATACGGAAATTTAGATTCTTGGGAAAAAAGTTATAGATCCTCTAGTTATAATGCTGAATATAATGGCTTAAGTGGTTTAAGTACATGGGAATGTTATATGTTAGTCAAATTTGGTAATCAGTATGATTTTGGTATTTCAGGAGATTCTGAATATTTAATACAACTTCCTATATATCCAGAACAAGTAACTGAACAAATAGCTACTAAATGGGCTAATCAAGAAATTTTAGGTAGATCTTCACCTGTATCAGCATATGCTAATACTGAATTAAAAAATGTACATTTTGTATTAAATTTACACAGAGATTTATTAACAGGTAGTTATAGTTTATCTGATTCTTCATTAAGAGAAATTCATGATAGTAATAGTGGATGGGAATCTCATCAAGCCGCTGGTGATCAAAGACAATCTGATATAGGACCTTTTGGTACTAGAATGTGGTATGTTAATGTTAATAAAATGTTACAAATGGCTTGTTATCCTCAATATACTTCTAAAGGTTTAATACCTCCAACTACTTATTTTGTATTTGGACAAATGATATTAAAAGGATATATATTAAATTATAGTACTACTTGGCAATTACCTATTATTAATACGTTTTATTCTAATAATAGTGTAGATATAAACATGGATTGTTATCCAGATTCAATTATAGGAGCTAAAGATTTATTAACTAAAAATACTAGTACTCAAAATACTTATAATACAACATTTCCTTCATCTGCTGCTGAAAAAAGTGATGTTATGGCTAGAGTTTATAATAGAGAAATACAAAGAAGTAATTATAGAACAAGTAGTTCTTTAGGAGGAAATCCTATTAGAACTTAATAAGGAGGTATAAATGGCTATATATAAAACTAAAAGAACGATAGTTTCTCCTAGTTATTTAGAAGATTTACGTGAAGTTTTTAAACCTTTACAATATTATGATCCTAAAGTTTATAAAAATAATAGTAGATATTCTAAGTTAAGAAGATTATATGATAATAAAAAAGGAGTATATTTTCACGAAACTTATATTCAAAAATTTGTAGATGAATCTGATTCAGATCAATTTTTTACAGTTACTGAATCTGAAAAAGATAGATTAGATATAATCGCTTATAGCTTCTACGGAACAGCTAAATATTGGTGGGTTATTGCAGCTGCTAATTATATAATAGATCCTTTTGATGTACCTGTAGGTACTTATTTAAGGATACCTCCAATAGTATCATTATATAACAAAGGAGGAATTTTAAGTGGCAATTAGTAGAAATTTTAGAAATGTATCTGCTACTACAACACCTGCTAAATTAGCTACATCTTTTGATAATATGATAGATGCTGTTTTAAATATGTTGAAAAAAGAAGGACCTATTTATTCTACTTGGATAAGATTTCAGATTGGAGAAAGTAATCCTTTAACTTTTGATACATCTTCAACATCAAAAAAAGAAAATCTTATAGCAGGTCTTACTTTTCATAAAAAAGGAGCAGGAGTTGTTAATGATTTTGAATTAATAATAAGATATGATCCTTTTGATCATGGTCAAAATACAGAAGATAAAATAGAATTATTAGATGAATTGATAGCTTCTGCTATAGGATATGATTTTGATGATGATTTGAAAAGATTAAGAGGATATATTCAATATGGATATAATGTGCCAGATGATGTAACTTTAGTATCACCTAAATATGAATTTATCTTAACTAATGCTGAATCTGAAGTAGATTGGTCTACAGGACTTTCAGAATATAAATTTGAAGGTACTACAGAATTAGCTACAGATGCTGAATATACTACTTCTATTCCTGAGTTTAAAGATCAAAATTTATTAGATATTGTTGAACAAGTACTTCAAGCTAATTATGGTATAAATCCTGAAGGTAAAGAAAAACTTGTTAATGGATTAAAATATAGACATAATAATATGAATTATAAAATAGAAATTGATGATGATTTAAGAAAAGGAGCTCCTACAGTATCTGTAGCTGCAGTTGCTTCTCAATCTCCTTGGATATATTGTCAAAATTTATTGCAATCGCACATGTCTGTTAGTGATGATGCTTTACAATATTATAAAGAATCTGATCTTAGTTATTTAGCTCCTCATTATTATATGTATGTTACAGATGAAGCAGATAATAAAACTATACATATATCTTATATAGCTCCTAAAGATTCAGGAGCTAGTAATATAGCATTAAAACATGTATTTGAATGGGGTAAACAAAGTCGGTACTCCTAATATTGTAGTTAAATGGAATCCTCAAGTAAATTTAAAATTATATTTATTACAAAAAGCAGCTAACAATAGAGCATCTCAAATTAAACAAGATGCAGGAGAAGACGCTTCTGAAGAATTTCTAGATGCTATGAAAGATATATATTATAGAAATAATGAAGCATATGAAATGTATGACGCTGTATTAACTACTATAGGAATACCTTGTGATATTCCTTTATGTTTAGAAATTACTATTAAACCTAGAATTTTAGAAACTATAAGTAGAACTTCAGGAGTTTATATGTTACAAGAATGTACAGATAGGATATCTTCTAATGGATTGTTTACATCTGAATATAAATTATTGCGTGTAAGAGCTATAGGAGAATCACCTGTAAATAAAGCTAAAGCTGATACTAAATCAACTGGAAAAGATACAGTAGATTTATCTGTAGAACCTAATAAAACTAATGAATCTACAGATGATAACAATAATAATAGAATTCCTACTCAAGAATGGGAAGATGCTTGGGAAAAATTCGATGATGCTAGAGTTCCTAAAATAGATTTAGATAGAGCTCATGCTTAAGGAGGTAAAAATAATTGGATATTCAAAATAAAGATAATTACTTTAATGTTATATATCAAGGTTATATTATTAATGATAGTAAATCTGATGATCCAGAAGGACAAAGTAGATATCAAATTTATGTACCTCAATTACATTATGATATATTAGAAGCTAATGTTGAAAAATATGGAAAATTAAGTGCTGAAGATAAAATTAATGATGAATTATTTGGTTATTTTCCTTGGGCTACTACTTTAGTAGGTGATTTAGAACAAGGAGATGTAATTTATGGTAGTTTTTTAAAAAATAGTAATAATTCTTTTATAATATTAGGTACTTTACCTAAAGATGATGAAGGTGAAGGTGGAGCAGGAGATATTAATGGAGATGATATAGTAGAATTAGCTATGCCTATTATTATAGAAAATGAGGTAGGAGTAAGTAGAAATAATTGGCCTGACAAAATTAGTGATGCTGATTATGGTAATATAGCTTCTAACGATAACGGGGCTTGGTCAATTGGATTAATTCAATGGCATGGATGTAGAGCTTTTGATATTTTATATCATATAGCTGAAGAAGATTCTAACTGGAAATCTAATTGGGACGATAAATCATTAACTATTGTATCTGATATTTCCTCAGCTTTAAAAGCTAAAACAGCTGTTAATTATAGAAATAAATGGAATGTAACTGTATATAATAGTAAGATTTTACAGGGAGCTAGAAATATGTTAATTTCTTCCAAAGGTAAAGAAGTTCAAAAAGATTATGCTAGAAAAGCTACTAAAACAGCTTTTGATATATTAATAGATTCTCCCTATAATATTAGTAATCCTGGTATTTTAATATTTTGTATGGATATTATGAATCAATATGGTAATGGTGTAAATGGGGTAAGTTCTGTTAAAGGGTGTCTTACGGAAGCTGCTAAAATATCTAAAAATGATAAAGGTATTATAGAACAATTAAGTCAATTTAGAGAATGGTGGAAAAATAAATCATCATATACTAAAAATGGTAAACTAATTGTACCTTATGAAACTAGAAGAAAAACTACATATGATTATATAGTACAATTAGAAAAACAAGGTAAATTAAGTTCATTATCTGTAACAGATTTAACTTGTTTAGCTGGATTAAAACATGTTCCTGAGTATGGTGAATATTTCTGGCCGGTACCTAGTTCTGATCATATAAGTTGTTTCTGGGGAGAAGGAAAAAAACCATTAACATATAATTTTAAATATAATAGTGATAGAAATTATCAAGGATATAATGGATGGAATCGTCCTCATAAAGGTACTGATATAACAGGAAAAAGTGGATGTGAAGTAATAGCTGTAGGAGCTGGTACTGTTGCTTATGTATACGGTAATGGTGTTATAGGAGGAGGAGCTAGTCAAGGTAACTGTATAGGTATTAGAATGGATAAAAATCCTGATCATCATTTTGTATATATGCATTTATGCAAACCTCCTAAATTTAAAGTAGGTGATAGAGTAAAACCAGGAGATGTTGTAGGATATATGGGTACTACAGGTAATTCAACAGGTACTCACTTACATATAGGATTACATCTTAAAGCGGTTTGGCCTTCTCCACAGAATTTAACTACTATGATAGATCCTTTACCTTATTTTGGTAAGAAAGTTAAAGGAGTATCTATAGCATCAAGTACAAAAAAATCTAGTGGTAAAGTTACTGGAGATGATATAATAAATTATGCTAAAAATTTCTTAGGTTGTAAATATGTATGGGGAGCTGAAGGACCTAATACATTTGATTGTTCTGGATTAACTTATTATGTATATAAACATTTTGGATATACATTAAATAGAGTTTCAGCAGATCAAAGAAAGAATGGTGTATCTGTTTCAAAAAATAATTTACAAAAAGGAGATTTAGTTCATTTTACAGGACATGTAGCTTTATATTATGGAGATAATAAAATTTTACATGCTTCTAATTCTAATGGTAAAGTAGTTGTAAGTAGTTTATCAGAGAATTGGTATGTTAAAAATTATTGGGGAGCTAGAAGAATATTATAAGGAGGTTAAATAAATGAGACAAAAAACATTTTCCTTTCCTCAGATAGTAAATAGAACATCACAAAATATTGAATTATCTGAGAATACAAAATCTATTAATGAATGTTTAGGATTATTATTAAGAACTAGACCTGGAGAATTATTAGGAGATCCTGAATATGGATGTTTTCTATTAGATAGAATATTTAGATATAACGGTATAATAATAGAACCTTTAATAAAAGAAGATATAAGA